AGTTTCTTAATTTTAGCCGTTGTTTGTAGTGATTTTGTCGTCATTGTTTTTTTGTTTATGGTTAATTAGATAGCTTTGATATATGGCTCGTATCCTATTTTTTGTACTTGGTCAGTTACTAGCCAAAACGATAGTTTTTGCCAAAGTTTGGTCCGCTCTGGATATACTACCCATCGTGGGCGGTATACACATTTGATCCCGTTGTTGTTAATGCAGTAAAGTACTGTTTTTTGTTTTTGTTTTTTCATCGCTATTTGTTTTTGTTACAAGGCAAATATAGTAAGCCATATGTTAAAAAAAATAGCTTTAACAAAAGTTTAACGTTTGGGCCTTTATATCGCTTGTGTCCTTATTTCACCTTTGGTCCTGAGCTCCGAGCTGATATCTGATGGCGAGCTAAAACATCGATGAGGGCACAAACCGAAGCCCACATATAAACCTCAAAACCCACTGCGTTTAATTACCCACTATGTTTAAACACCTACTATGTTTAAGAGTACCCACTATGTTTAATAAAAAACCCTAGCTTTGAACTAGGGTTTTGTTTTTATAGTTAGTAGGACCAATCTTCCCAATAGAGATAATCTTCATCATAACAATAATCTAAGAAGTACTGGGGATCTAATTGATGTGGATGTCTAAGCTGTCCGTCTGCGTCTTCTATTAGATACTCAGCCAATGCTCCAACAAGATAATGATATGCCTCATATTCGAAGGTGAAGTATGCGTCGCCTCCTAGAACTACATAGCCACTGGATATCTCTTCTCCGCTATTCTTGCATTTAATTGCTGTCTCTTTCATAAGAATCCTCCTTCCTTTAATTTGTACACGTTAACCACAATAGGCTCCAGTGATGGATGCATCTTCTCGATATGCATCTCTATGTTGTTTGTAAAGGTTAGGTTGATCTCATTGTTAGGTCTAGTAATGATCACGAATCTCTTAGGTGATCTTAGGATTCTGATTTTCTGCTCAATGGTAAATTTAATTGTCTTCATGTTTAGTCTAGGTTTTTAAGGTAACTTATTATATCATCTAATCTTTGCTGCATATATCTTATGCGATTGTAGTCTGGCTCTCTTTTCAGCTTCTCATTGATCAAAGCTGTAGTGAATTCTCTTCTTTGCTGTTCTAGATCATCTCGTTGTGTTTTCATAAGCTCTTTATGTGTTTTATGTAGTTTTGTTTGGCTTGAGTCCTCAGAAACTTCCCAGTGAAATCCTGAAGGAATATATTAGATGGGATATCTAGTCTCGTCTCTTGAGTCTCTCCAGTGAACTCGTTAATAGTTACGCAAACTATTATAACAGTGTCTTCTGAAGCTTGCAAGGTTACGGTTTCTTTTACGTGTAGGTAATTTTCTTTCATGTCGTTTATCTTATTAGTTTGCATTCGTTTGGTTTATATTCTTTGTTTAGGTCTGTCTTATGGTTGTATCCTAGTGTGATGTGAGCTGGTATAGATATGCAATCTTCGAACAGCTCAAACAAGTCTATCTTGAACTCGCCAGTATTATACAAATGGAACTTAAGGTCCTTTAGTATCCACTGAGCATCGCTAGGTTTAAAGTACCACTCGATGAAGGATTGGGTAGTTACGTTATGTTTCATTATACAAAGAACTTAAAGATTTGACCATTCACTTGAGCTTCGATTAAGCTATTCAAGTTAATCATTCTAAAGTCGTTAGCGTGCATATCAAAGACAACAAGTAGTCCTTTAGATGCTGGGCTAAATTTAAGTCCAGCTCCAGTTACTCCTTTTTGTACGTTGCGTCTGCAGTTAATCGTTCTGATGGTTCCGTCCTTTTTAACAAAGGTGGCTGAGAAGATCTTACCATCGTTAGTTGCTTGTAGGAATTTTTCTAGTTTCATAAGTCGTTGTTTTAATTTGTTTCTGCAATACTACGATATCCAAATCGATTATGCAGTACAAAAAATGACTTTAACGAAAGTTTAACACTTGGCCTAGTATCAACGAAAAAATGGCTGAGGGGGCCCATGAAGCCCCTCCAGCCAATTGAAATACCTACTGCGTTTAAATACCTACTATGTTTAAGAGCCTACTGCGTTTAAAGACTACCTAATGACATAAGCTCCACGAGAAAAATTTGCAAGAGCGTACTGAGCGGCATACCTGATCGCATCAATTCTGTGGTTCCACTTGTCTACTGGTCTCTGCTTACCACTATCACTCCACACGTAGTTATTCAGCTCCTTGACTATCTCTATGCTCTCAGGATCGATAATCAGGTCAAAGTCTTGTAACAGACCTATCCCTGATAAAATAGAACCAGACCTCTTCACAGTGGGCTTAACGTTGCTACCCTTTAGTCTGACCTCGTGTATCAAACGAGGCTCAGAAGAGTCAGCAATAATCAGCTCAGGTCCTGCATATCTTATGTTCATAGATGCGATTTCTGAAGTAGACATAGCCTGCTTACCATACATCTCTTTAATGAATATACGCCTATTGCGTTTATCTACAGACAATTTTACCAAGACTGTTGGATCTGACGCAAACCCAAAATCCTGACCATAAATGATATCAAAGCTATCGTCAAATTGCCCAAGCCTCCAGTTCGTGAATACTACTCCTTCTGCTCTGTTTAACCAGCCTCCTAAGATCTGATGCTCATACTTCTCAGGTCTATGCAGTCTAATCTGATCTATCTGCTCTAGGAACGATGCAGACAAGTTAGATATGCCATTTGCATCTACGTTATCCTTGTAGGTCGTGTGTATGTACGTGACATTACCCTTGATGCCATTGTACATATCCATAATACCCTGATTCTGGTAGAACCTTTGATAGATCCAATGCTCTTTGGTAGTTGGGTTAAGGATCAGGATAACTCTGTTAGTTTTAGTCTTTACCCTGACTGATTGGTCGATCTTATCGAATACATCTTCATCGATAAGCTCTTCTGCCTCATCCAATACGAATGTAGTTACACCATTAAGTGACTTAAGAGCCGCTGTCTGATTACCAGAAGCGGTCTTAATCCCTTTAAATATGATACTGGAACCAGTCTTAATGTTTGTGATCTCGTCCTTAGTTATTCTAAAGTCTTCTATGACCTCCATCATCTCCAGCTTCTCAATAAACTCAGGAATAATAGAAGATCCAGCAGAAGTCATCGTATAGCGTGTAAATAAGATCTTATGGCCCCTTTCATAGGTCAAAAGCACTAAGAATACCGTAGCAGCAAATGATTTTCCCGACCCACGTCCTCCAGTAAGTACAAAGTACCTACTTTGGTTGCCTAATGCATTGTAATTGCCGTTTAAGTGTGGTACTTTCATTCTTCAGTGTCTTGATTGTCCTCTTCAGTGATGTCTATGGTGTTTTCTACTTGCGGAGGTGATCCAGTAAAGAAGTTTACGATAGGAATGTCTAATTTACCGTTAGAATTGCCGTTGGAAGACCCATCAGAGGGCTTCCCAAAGGCATATTCAGTCAAAATCTTCATATGATTGAATGAATCCTTAGATTTTTCAGCTACGTGGACCCAAAATTCAGTTTCTGATCCAAAAACCTCTCTAATTGCGTTAGTAGCGTAGATAGCGTTGCGATTTTGCTTCGCTTTAGTGTCCGCATTGAGTCCTTTAAGGTCTTTTTCAATAGCTCTCAGCTCTTTGTCGCCTTTCTTAGCTCCATTATGCGATCTGCCGTCTAAAGCCTTCTTATATAAGTTATTTACTGGTTTTCTGCCCATGCTGCGTTTAATAAAGTAAATCTACACTAGTCCTTTCTGTTTATCCTTCTTATATATTTGCATATACAAGTCCCAAATCTGCTCTGACCATTCATCCCTATTTGGGCTGAAGGTCTTTTCCCCTATTTTAATATTATCTCCTAATTGAACAGCTATTTTGTATCCAGATGGAGACACTACTGGGTAAATCTTATACCCTACAGCGAAAACATAGCTCTGAGCCACATAATGCTCATCAGTCATCATAAATCTCTTCTTTTTAAGGACATTTTTAGCCATTCTAAAGCATTCTGACCATTGCAGACAGCCTTTCTTCCACTAAAGGCATCTTCTCTTCAGGAACGTCCTTTAAAATGCT